CCTGATAGTTGACCCATCCCGTAACCTGAATCAGCCCCCTGCCCCGGTACCGCCAGCCGTCGCCAGTTACAGCAGGCCCGTTGCCGAGGCGCGAGGCGTAGACGATGTTCGCGATCTGCTCTGGCTTGCGCGCTACATTGGTTGCGGTCGTCAGGTTGAACCGCTTCGGCCAAGTTCTGATCAAGCCCTCGGCGCTGTAGTTCAGGTCTCGACCATGGTGCGCAGCTGGCCGGACTCATGTCCGACCTGTGCCAGGAACGCGGCGACACGCAACCGGCCGGTAATTCTGAACAGGTCCATCGCATCATTCAGCGCGGACACAAAAACGCCGGCAACTGGGCCGGCGTTCGGGAGAATCTGCAGCAATTGCTGCTGGGTGATCGGCATACTTTTCTCCAGGCGAAAAAACCCACACTAGGCGGGCAAAAAAGGGATGTCAGATCACAATCGAGCGACGTGCGCAGTACGCTTTCAACCAGGCATAAAGCGTAGCCAGCTCAGCGTCAGAGACCTTTCGGCTGAATGCGACAAACGCGTAAACCTCTGTCTTCCCGGGATAATTAGATGCGGTATACCCGCTACCAATTCGGATTGGCGATCCGAGAGAAGGAACGCCAGCATTCGTCGTCTCGACAACTTCTCCTTTTGTCATGTTGTTGAGGGTCAGCTTTGCCGAGGCGCCTATCGAGTTGCGCAAAGCCAAACAAACCGGGGTATTCAGCGTGAGCAGAGTAGGAAGTACGGCGCCGGTGGCGGTAATGTCTGTACCACGGAATGCTGCGACAGACAGCGAGGTGTTGAGGGTAATTGCTAACTTACGGGTAGTACCGTTGGTGGTCGCGACAAGATTTCCGGCAACGATGGCGTTTACTGCTTCAAGTGGCCTAAAGGCAACTAATAGCGTGGTTTCGTTTGTATCAGCCATGGCTGACTGAACGTAGTCGACTTGCCCTGCTAGGGACAAGCTGTTCGGATTAACCACCGGGTTACCCATGGCGGAACTGATGGCCTTGCCATATGAGAAGTTGCGCAATGATTTATCCAGCGCGCCACCAAAAAAGTGCGCGACTTCCAAACCGGTGGTATCAATCGGACAGCCCGCCCAGCCGAGTGCCTTATCGCGGAACGAACCATTGGCGTCTTTAATTACCACTGTCATCGGTACAACTCCTTATGCCTGCTCTAGGCTGTCGACAATATTTTTAAACATCTGCAAGTGACCGGCATCATTGGGATGTAAACCATCCGCCAGGAAGGTTTCACCTGCGACTTTCTGTTTGAGGGTGGCCCGGTAGTTGTCCACATAACCGCAGCCCACGCTTAAGGCCACCTGGGCAGTCATTCGGGCCACGTCAGCCTGCGAATACTTGTACGTGGACGCAGATGGAAAATCCGTATCGGCATAGTTGGCCGCCATCAAGACCAAAACCTTTCCGCGCGTTTTAGTGAGGTACTCGGCAATCGCCGAGAGGTTTCGCTTCGTTCTCACCGGGTCGTTTGGCTCTGTGGTCATACCACGGTCATTGGTGCCCAACTGCACAAAGACATGCGTGTCATCACTGGCCACCGAGGCCGGCAAAAGGCTGCCCGTAGGCAGCCATTCCTGGGTGTTGGTACCGATCAGCCCGTCGTTGGCGACGCGAATTTTTCGGGTACGCTGGATGGCCTCAAACGAAACGGCGCCTGTGCAGCGCAGTTCGATCGCATGCTTGCCAAATGGCAGGGCAATGGCGACGGATTTCCCATAGGTGGTGGCAGCGTTGGCCGTTACGACCGTGCTATTAACTACACCGTCAATCACCACCTGAAAGCTGCCACCCGCCGGCAGCTCGGTATAGATCACCGAGAACCCGGTGCCCACCGTGTCGAAACGCAGCGCATAGGCATTAGGCACCATACACCGCACCTCAAGCGCCGAACTCGCATCCGCCGTCGCCGGCTTGACTGCCACCTCGCGCGTGGCGACGTTGATCATCGACACTTTTGCCGAGGCCACGACATCCACCACATGCACCGCCTCATACAACGCCGCGCCGGGTGCAGGGTTACTCAACACGCCAGAAGAGTAACGGGCGCCCAGATACCGGTGCAGTAGGTTCGCCCAGGTCGGCGCTGTGAGATTGTTGCGCACATCGCTCAAAGCATGGGAACGAGGATCGGAGGTTGAATTACCAGTGGCGGACACGCCCCAGGTGATGCTGTCCCCCACCAGACGCAAGTACACATCCTCAAACTCGTTAGCCAGTGATTCACGCAGAGCACGAAGCGCCGAGACGGCTGTAGCCTGAGCGACGCCCGCCGCGACTGGGTCAAGCGGGTAGTGAAATCCCTCCGAATCCATAATGCTGAGATCAGCCAGGATGCCGGCATGGCTAATGGTTTGGACGGATAAGAGGGTCGACGCAAATCCGACATCTTTGATAGTAAAACCAGGCGTTCCGAGGAAGCCATCTGCACTCAGTTGCAATAATTCAAAGCCGTCGACGTCCGCGATGGAGGCAACTACGGGCGAACTTGCAGAAGGTGAGATAAGACCCAGGACATTATCTACCGCGGCCTTACTGGGGTAGCGGCCCTTCTCCACGGCAACCCCAGCAATGTTTTGATAAAGAATCAAATATTCCGTGGAGGCGGCACTCGGCACACTAAAAAAACCGTCGTTCGGCACGACGGCCAACCCCGCCGTGAGGGTTGCGTAGGTCATGGCCCCGGCCATTTGCACGGCAACATCCTGGAGCGCCAGGTCGATTTTTCTATCGGCCAGCAACGCCTGCCGTGCTAAAGAAGGCACCGGCCCATTGTCCGTCTGAATTTCAGTGGCACTATCCGCCTCCACGTAATCGCGCTGCTTTTCCGCGGAGGCCCGCGCCAACTGCGCCGCCTCCGACAACATCCCGGCGTAACCTTCCAAGGCTGATATATCCGTCACTGCTTTTCTCCAGGCAACAAAAAACCCGCCGCAGCGGGTCAGGGGAAATCCATACCAAGGGGGATGGCCGTCGCCGGTTAATCCGTGACGGGCGCGCCCCCTTCAAACGGCACCGCGGGGGCCGGCGGCCATTCGATACTGGCCGGATAATCGATCTGCGTCTCGATGCGCGACAGGTACACGCGATAGCTGCACCAGGCATCCAGCTCGGCTTGTTTGAGCGGCAGCGAAGCCGTCTCTCCTGCGGTGGCCAGGCTTAGCCGCACGGCATCCTGCAAGGTATCGAGTGCGGGCTGCAGCGTACTGATGGTCGTCGTGGCCACGGCGCTCAGGCGTGCGCGGGTCAGCAGCGCGGCCTGCGCCAGTGTCGAAGTCGACGGATCTTCAATCGGCCCGAACTCCAGGGCTAAGGCGCGCGCGAACAGCTCGCGTCCATAACCTTCGTTATCCTCGGGCGAGGCGGTGAACGGAATAGCGCCCAAGGTTGCGGCGTGCTCCTCGAAGATCACCTGCAGGGTGATGGCGGTGCGCTCGACGTTCCAGTGCGGCTCGCGGGCAGATTGCACAGTCAGCATTTAAGAGATCCTTAAGAAAAGTGTACTGCCTTGGTCGTTCGTGTTCGCCGAAACGGAACCCATGCAACGCCAGGAGCCCGACGCCGGACCGCCGTTTTGCGCGACGTCTTCAGTGTTGGTGTAGGTCAGACTGCCGCCGGCCACAAGTTGGCCAGGACTGAGCGGCACGCCGCTTCTGTTGGTCATCAGCGCATAGGTGCCGACCCCACCAACCCCGGCCGAGGCCTGGGCCAAGATGGCTTTGGGCGTGGCATTGCCATCGTTCCAAAGACCCGCCAACGCCGCATCGATCGCCGCCTTGGTATAGGCATCATTGATGCCATAGCCGCCCAGGGTGGTGGCGCTGTTGGCTTTACCCGCCAGCAGCGCGTCGGTGGCGGGTTTGGTGTAGGCATCGCCGATGCCGTAGCCGGCCAGCGTAATCGCATTATTGGCCTTACTGGAAAGCAACCAATCGACATCGACTTTTCGATAGGCATCAACGATGCCATAGGCCGCGAGCGTGGCCCCCCAATTGGCTTTGGCCGACAGTAGCCCGTCGGTGGCGGTTTTGGTGTAGGCATCGCCGATGCCGTAGGCCGCCAGGGTGATGCCCCAATTGGCCTTGGCCGACACCATCGTGTCCGTCTCCGGCTTGGTGTAGGCATTCACAATGCCGTAGCCGGCCAACGTGGTGGCCTTTGCCGCATAGGCCAAGCCAAATTTCTGAATGGCCTTCAGCAACTGCGTGTTGTCGTTCTTGTCCAGGGCCGGCAGGTAGGCCAGGACAACATGCGCCAGTTCCTCCTGCACGGCGTTCAACCATTCGGCACTCAACGGCGTCGGGGGCACCCCAAGCGTCAGCGAGCCATAACGAAAGCGCCCGTCCGGTGTGACCAGGTCAGACCAGGCTGAAATTCTCTGCATTTAAAGATCCTCGAATCCCGCGGTGGCGGCCGGAAGGGTGTAATGAAGGACGGTGAACAGTTCGTCCACCTTGAGCACAATGCCGTCGACTTGCGCCCGGCCATAAGCCAGCACCACATCGGTGTATTGCGGGGCATCACGCTGCAGGCGGCAATCCAGTGCGGCCGCCGCCGGTGTGCCGTAGACCTCTAACGACGCCGAAGCGATCCAGCCCCAGGGCCAGCCATCGCCATAGAGAAAATCGCCGGCATTGGTGGGCCCCACGCGGGCCGGTCTGAATTCTTCAATGGTGGTGGTGATCCCGACCTGGCGGGCCAGCTTGAGGTAGTAGCTCAGCTGCGGGGCCCCGGTCGCGGTTAGCTTGTCCACCACCGCTTGCCGACGCTCGGCCAGGCTTTGCGAGCCGGGCACAGTGCAGACGTCGGGCAAGCCGAGGTAGGCCTCCCAGTCCGGCAACAGCGCGGTGGCCGTGGCCGGATTCAACTCCAGCAACAAGGCCTCGCCACCGGCCTCGATCCGCGCCAACTCCGGGGCCAACGCGGCCACCATCTGCGCCCAATCCGGCTCCTGCTCCAGATCGAAGGCCGGGCCCGGCGGCAGCATCTGCCGCAGTTTGTCGACGTAGTCCGCCTCGGTCATAGCCATGTCATCACCCCCAGCACCGCCACCTCATTCGTCGCCATCAGCACGTCACCCGCCGGCACACTCAGCACATGGTCGGTTTCCCCAGGGGTGTTGCTGATCGCCGCCCGCACATGGGTAATTTTCAGGGTTTGACTCGACCCGCCTTCGTCGACGATCAACCCGCGCAACGCCTGCGTCACCGCCGCGCGCAGGGCGGTGCTGTCCGGCACCAGGTGAATGCTGAAATGGATCGGCCGCTTGACCGGGGCAAGGGCATACACCTCAGCGGTCACCGGGCGCTTCTGGTCCAGGTAGGCCTGAACCTCGGCGACCTGCGCCGGCGTCGGGATGATGTCGAGATCGCCATCACGTACAAAGACCACGCCAAAGGTACCCGGCCCCATCCAGCGCGGCAGGGCCCAGGCGCGGGTGACGCCTGGCACCTCCAAGGCCCATTCGACAAAGTCGGGTCCGCTGCCGACTTTGCTGGGGTTTTTGAACGCCGCTTGCACCCGCCCGCGCAGCGCTTCAATGGCTTCCTGCTCGGCACCGCCAACGATGCCATCGGCGCCAATCACCGCACTGGCGTTGACCCCCAGCACCGGCGTCACCGCCGTCAGCGTGCCAGCGGCGACATTGCCCAGGGCACCGACGTCCTCGGCCTCCAACGCCAGGGTGGCCACCCCGCCCACCAGGGTCACCGCCGCGGTCACTTTGTAGCGGCGGCCGTCCTCCAACTGGTAGAGCTGGCCGGAATCGACCGGGGCACCGCTGGAGCCGGTCACCGTGGCCAAGCCCCTGGCCGCCACGGCCGGCGTGCGCCCGTCCTCCAGGCGCCAATCCGCCCAGCGCAGGAGCATGTCTTCGTCACAGGTCGCCGGGTTGGACTGGCGCGCAATGTAGGCTTGGTAGCCGTACAGCTCGAAGGCGGTACCACTCAGCGCGCGCGCCGCCACCTTGGCATCGGCGCGGCGCAAGGCATCCGGGGCATTGCGTTCGAAATCGGCCTCGGTGCGCTGGGTCAGCGCCGGCAGCGTTGGAATCTCATACGGCATTGATCAGCCCCCAGGTGTTCTCAAAGTCCAGATCCACGGTGGCGCCGCTCTGTTCGGTCAGCGTCACCCGCAAGTTCATCCGGTCGTTGCCCCGGCGTTCGGGCGTGACGCTCACAGCCGTTACAATCGCGTCATCGAGCAGCCAGGTCAGTGCCTCCTCGGCGTAGGCCTGGGCATCCTGCAGCGTCTGCGCGACCAGCGTGCGGCGTGCCAACAACCACAGGCGCGAGCCGATCTGGTCGCCGGCCACCGAGGGCAGGCAGTCGCCCCACCAGCCCTTGCGGTCGCTGTCGTCCACCGCATCATCCGGCCCGGCACGGCGCCAGGTGAACAAGCTGATGGTCACGGCACGACGCAACAGCGCCTCACGGTTCATGCGCCACCCCCCAGCGGCGGGCCGCTTTGGCCACTGCCGGGCTGCACGTCGCCGTGCGGGTGATCGATCTGGCTGACACCGGCGGCGACCTGATCGCCCTGCGACTCGATGCGCCCGGTGGTGCTGATCAGCGGCGTATCGAATTCCACCGCCGTGTGCGCCTTGACCTTGAGCGTCATGGTTTCGACCTCGATCACCCGGTCGCGCTTGAAATGGATGAAATCACCCTCGTCGGTGTACAGTGCCACCTCGCCCGGCTTCAGCCCCTGCAGGCGAAAGCGCCGGTCCGCCACCACGATCACCACGCCGTGGCTACGGTCGCCGCCGATGAACCCGGCCAGCGCCTCAGCCCCCGGCAGCGGGCAGGCGGTAAAGCCATAGGGCTCCAGGTGCTCCACGTTGTCTTTGATCTCACCGGCCAACAGCCGCAGCTGCAGGCTTTGCAGCTTGCTGGCCGAGTTGCCCAGGGCCACCACCCCGCGCGCCAGCATGTTCGCGATGCCGTTTTTCATGGTTTGTAGTCCGCTGGAATGAGGTATTCAAAGTTGTCGGTCTTTTTGCCCTTCTTGACCTTGCGCTTCTCGTAAGCGTCGTTCGGCTCCGGCAGAAAGGCCTCGGGAGGGGCCACGCTGATTTTGGCCGTGGTGCCCTGTTCGCTCAGCTCGTAGCTGATTTCACTGATCAGCATGTCGCGATCCAGGCCGATCAACGGATCAACCACCCGCACCAGCATGTTGTGCCGCCACAGCGCGCCGTTGCTTTGCCGCCAGCCCTGAACCACGTAGTTGACCGTCAAGGCCTTGCCGACCGCGTTGGCCCGCTCCCACTCGACCCGCTCACGGGCCAGCTTGGCGGTCAACTGCCCAGATTGCTGAATGACCTTGACCCGCCGCCGCTCGACTCGCGTATCGCTGATCCGCCCCTCGACCTCGCTGGCTTGCGCACCGAAACTGACGTCGGTACCGCTGCGCTGGCCCTTGCTGACGTACTCGGAAAACACCGCGGAAAAATCCAGATTGGTGTCGCCCGACAACAGGTTTTTGCCCAGTTCCAGGGTGTCGACCGCGCGCCCGGCGCTGCCCGATTTGGCAATCACCAGGCGGCCGCGGCCGTCGTCGGTGCTGAACAGGCGCGACAGGGTCAACAGCCGGTCGATGCTTTCAAACGCCGTCTCGCCCGGCTCGATGGTGTGATCTTCCACGCCCAGGGCCAGCGCCACCTCATTGACCACCGCGATACCGTATTCGCCGGCAATCGCGGCGATGATCTGTTGCACGTTTTGCCCGCGCCACTGCCCCGGCTGATTGACCGCGGCGCAATCCACCAGATCCGCCGTGCGCGAGCGCCCGCTGATGCTCAGGGTGACCGACTCGCTGTCGTAGCGAATCGGCGTGCTGAACACATAGCCGGTCAACAGCAACTCCTGACCAATGCGCACCTCCACCGCCTCACCCTGGCGAATCCGCACCGGCACCTCGCCGCCGCCCGGCCAGCGCCAGGTGATGCCCAGGGTAAAGTCACGCGCCTGACGCTCCAGGCCGGCGCCGATGCTGACGCTTTTCCAGCCGCCGTAGTCGTGCCCGCCCACGCTCAAGGTGACGTTATTCAGCTGATCCATGCTCAGGCCTTCGCTACTTGAAGTTCAGTGGCCGGGACAAAGCCCGGATGCTGCACCCGGTTACGCGCGACAATTTCCCCGCTGCGCAAGGCATCGCCATACAACGCATGGGCCAGCACCAGGGCTGACACGGTTTCGACCGGGACATAGGTGCGCAGGCCGACGCCGCTGCGCGCCACTTCCGTCAAATGCCGGTCCAGGGCCTGGCGGGCCTCACTCAGCGCGCCGAAGTGATCCGGCTGACTCTCGCCCGCCACCGACCAGATCGCCTCGCTGATCGCGTCACGCACGGCCAGCACGTCCTCAGCGACCGGCACCGCCGTCTCGACCGCGGTACCGGCCGCCACCGTCGCACCTTGTTGCGCCAGTTGCACGTCCAGCGCCGCCGGCGCGCTGACGCTTGGGAGGATCGCCACCGGCACCTCGGCCATGTCCAGCAGCACATCGAGCAGCGCCGCGTCTTGCACCAGGGCAATCACCGCGGCCTGAATCACCGCCACCTCCGGGTTATCGGTGGCCGGCGCCGCGGCCGATAACGCCGCCACCGCCGCCATCTTGGCACTGCTGCCCTGGAATGAACTGCTAGAGCCGGTGCCGGCGACAGTGGCGCCGGAACTGCTGGAGCCAGAGTCAGTAGAAGAACCGCTGGAACCGCCGGCGCCGTAGCCGCCGAACGAGCGCGCCAGGCCGCTAATCCCCGCCAGCAGACTGTCGGCAAACCCTCCCGGCCCATTCAGCAGCGAGGACACCAGGCCGTTGAGGTCGCTGCCCAAGCTGGACGCGGGCTGCAGGAACTTCAAGGCAAAACCCAAGGCCCCCGACAGCGCCGAACGCACCGCACTGACTCGTTGCCGCGCCAGGTCCACCGGCGCCATGGCCGCGTTGAAACGCCCCTTGATCGAGGTCAGCAGACTCGGCGCCTGGGCCGCCAGTTGCCGGCGGGTGTTCGGCGACTGCACCGGGAACGCCAGCATGCCGTCGATAAACTCCAGGTTGAAGCGCACCAGGCCCAGCTCATTGCGCGCATGCGACACCTCACACTCGCCGGCAGTGACGGTCAGGCGGCCGAACCACGGATGCACCAACTCACCCGAGCCGGGCTTGTCCAGCGCGGTCAGCAGGCGGTCGCGCTGCGCCAGGCAATCATCCCCGGCGACAAAGCCGGTGAACTTGTAGTGCCGGGTGCGCCGCCCCAGGTCTTCGACAAAGGGTTGATCGCGCTGCGGGAACTCATGCAACTGCGTTCGCCGACCGACAGGCACGCTGTCGGAGTCCACTAGGAACGGCACCCCCCGAAAGGAGGCGCCTTGTTTACGGTCGCGCCATTCACTCATTACGGTTTACTCCCTGAGAGCGAGCGGTAGCCCACTTGCGGCGTGATCGACAGCCCCGGTTGATTGCTCGTGCCCGGATCAACCCGGACACCGGGCGGGGCCCCTTCAAAGCGCACCACCAACGCCCCGTCGAGCTGGGTGCGGTTATTCGCCAAAGACGGCTGCAGCAAGGCCCCCGGTACCGGCAGCCGTGGCTGCAGCAAGGCGCCCGGCTCCGGCATCCCCGGCGGCCGCAACAACTGCCCCGGTGCGGGGCTCGGCTGGGTCAGCGTGCGTTCGTTCGGCGGAGGGCTCGCCATACTCGCCGCCTTGGCCTGCAGGAACGCGCCCGGCGCCGCCATTCCCGGCGGGCGCAATAGTTGCCCCGGCGCGAATCCGGCTTGGGTCAGATTGCGTTCGTTCTGCTGAATGTTCGCCAGGCTCACCGCATTGGCCTGCAGGAACGCTCCTGTCCCGCCGCCGGCGCCGGCATTGCGCTGGCGTTGCTCTTCGGCATAACCAGCAACCTTGGCAGTCAGGCCGGCACCGCCGTCTTCCATCCCAAACATGCTCAGGATCGGTTGCAGGTACGGTTTGACGCCTTCCCACAAGTCTTTGAAAAAGGCGGTGATCGGTGACCAGTGCTTAATGATCAGGCCCATGGGGGTCCAATCAAATACAGCCTTCAAAAACTCCATGAAGGGCGTGGCCAACGCCTTGATCAGCTCCCACAACGCGGTGAAGAACGGCCCGACCTTATCCCAATTGGCCACGATCAAGCCGGCAGCGGCGGCAATGGCTACGGCGATGATACCCACCGGAGTAGCGGCAAACGCCACGCCCAGCACGCGGGTGGCCACAGTGGCCGCGAACACCGCAATGCGCAGCGCGGTGAAGGCGCCGGCCGCCATGGCGACACCTTTGACCAACTGCGGGTTGTCCTGAATCAAGTCCGCGACCCCGGAAATCATCGGCCGCAGGCCTTCTACCACCGCATTGATCCCCGGCAGAAGGGCACTGCCGACGGCCCGCGCTACGCTGGCCACGGCATTGCGCAACAGCTGCAGGTTGTTGGCTGTGGTCGCCGCGCGCGAGGCATACTCGTTCTCCATCGAGCCACTGTATTTCTGCGCATCCGCAACCTTTTGCAGGTTTCCTTTGAGCAGGTCCAGGTTGGTCAACAGCGGCGCAATCGCGGTGATCGACTCGGTGCCAAACAGCTCCGAGAGCAACCCCGCCTGTTTGTCCTTGTCCACACGTTTGATGCGGTCGAGGATGTCCAGCACCGCACCCTGCGCATCGGTCTGCATGGCCTTGGCCAGCGTCTTGGAGTCCAGGCGCAAGGCCTTAAAGGCCAGCGCCTGGTCCTTGGTCGCTGCCGAGCCCTTGGTCATGGCCAGCATGAAGTTCTTGATGCCGGTGGCCGCAACGTCCTGCTCCACGCCGACGCCCGCCATGGTCGCGCCGAGGGCCGCGATCTGCCCGGAGGCCAGACCGGCAATCTCGCCGAGCGGACCGATGCGGGTGACGATGTCGGAAATCTGCCTGGTGTTGGCCGGGCCGGTGTTGCCCAGGTAGTTGATCTTATCGGCGAGCGTTTCCACGTCGCCCTGGGTCAATTTGAACGAGGTCCGCCACTTCGCCATCATGTCGCCCGACTCATCGGCGGTCTGGTCGAAGGCAATGCCCATCTTTACCGCCGCCTCGGCAAAGCCCAGTAGCTCCTCGCGGGCAATGCCCGACTGACCACCGGCCGCCACAATCTTGGCAATGTCATTGGCGGCCATCGGCAGGCGTTCGGACAGCTTGCCAATGTCGTCACCCATCTGCTTGAACTGCACCGGGGTGTCGAAGTTAACCACCTTCTTCACGTCCGCCATGGCCGTCTCGAACTGAATCGCGGCCGCTGCGCCGGCAATGAACGGAGCGGCCAAAGCCCCCCCAGTCACGATGTCGCTAAAGCCAATCTTGCCCAGCCCCGTACGCTCCAGCCCCTTGCGAAAGCCGGCGACGTTTTTGCGGATACCGGCCAAGGTCGGCGACAGCTTGTCGACACCGGTGATCAGGGCCTTGAGTTGAAACTTGTCGGCCATACCCTACCCCTGCGGAATTTGATTAATGCGCTGGGCGTTCGCCAACGACTCGGCAAACGTATCCAGCGGCAGCGCCATCATCTGCTCGGGCCCGACCTTCCAGAAGAAAGCCAGGTCATACACCACGGCGATCAGGCCTTCGACGTCTTCGATGCCGCAGTCATGAAAAAACCCGTCACAGCCCAGCCCAGGTTGTTCAAGTCGTAGAGGTCCAGTTGGTTCACCGACGGCGATGGAATCCCGGCACAGACCGCGATGTATTTGGCCGCCACCTCCATGTCGAGGGTGACCTCCTCGTTTTTGTCGATCTTGTACGGCAGCGCCTTGATCGCACGCACCTCGGCTACGGTCGGCCGGCGCAGGGTGACTTCCAGTACTTCCTGGTCATGTGCCTGAATCGGCGCGGCCAGCTGGTAGGGCTTCACTTCGCTCATTGGAAACCTCCTTTCGTGCCGTCCCATTGAATGTCGATGGTGCCGTCATCGCCCTTCGCGGTCGGCTCGTCCACCACGTAGGCGCCCGACAACACGTAGACGCGACTGTTCTTGAACTCGACGGTGATCGTCGCATCGGTGTCGGCCATGATTTCTTTGAACGGTAGGTCCGGCGCATCGACGATGGTGGCCTTCACAAACGGCACCAGGTCTTCTTCCTTGAAAAAGCCCGGCGCCACCGACTCGCGTTTTTTGTCACCCAGCAGCACTTCCACGCCACCGGTGACGGTGAACTGAACCCCGTTTGCCTTGATGTAAACGGTGCCCGCAACTTTCTGGCCCATGGCCTCTCTCCTACAAAAAAGCCCGCACGCGGCGGGCTATAAACCTTGGTTGGATCAGACCGCGTATTGCAGGCGGAACTGGTACTGCAGCGCGAAGATCCGCAGCTGATTGACCAGGTCCGGCGGATACAACACGTTGAGCCGGTTCGGGTTGGTGGCCGAGCGCTCCACGATCAAATTAGCCGCGAAGGCCTCGGCGTTCTCAACAATGCCCAGCTGCTCCAGCACGTAGTAGCCGGCGATCATTTCCGCGCGAATCACGTTCGGCGTGACGATGGCCTGGCCAGCGCCGAAGCGCGTGCCGTCATTAGCCAACTTGTGCCGTCCGTATTTGCTGGTGACCCGCGACTTCAGGTAGCCAATCACATACGCCGACTGGTGCAGCGTCTCGCTGTCCAGGTAGGAGTCATCGGCCTGGCCGAAGGCGTTGAACTGGTAGCTGGTGATCGCTCGCTCGATGCGCTGCGCCCCGCCGCCGAAATAAGCCGTGGCAATGCCGCGACTCAACAACGACTGGCGCTCGGTCAAGGTGAAGCGCGCACCGGCCGGGGCCGGGGTGATGCCCGCCAGTTCGCCGGTTTGTGTCGGCCGCGCCGGATCCGCCGAGATGAAAACCGCGGTGCGCGCCGCATAGGCCGCCGCCACGTTCCACACCGGATCGGGACAGCCCGCCTCAAAACCGTGAATCGTCGCATGCTGATCGTTACGCGAGGCACTCAAGGCGACCAATTCACCGAGGGTGCCGCGCTGGGCGGTGTAGACATGCCCATAAAGCTGTTTGGCCCAGCTCCAGCGCCCGCTGGAATCGTCCATGAAGGCTTTCCAGGCATCCAACGATGTGGCATCGGCCCATGGCGCACAGATGAACTCGAACGGCTCGTCACCCAGGCTGGCCAAGGCCAGCGCGACGTCAGGCGTGCCCACACCACCGATCATCGGCGCCACCACCGCAGTCAGGCCGTCCGGCGTCGCTTCGCCGTTGTTCCGGCCCAGGCGATTGAGCTGCAGCGCCAGGTCGTTACCGCTCAGGCCCGACCATTTGCAGGTCAACGTAACAACACCCGCAGCGGCCAGCGCGGTCACCGCCAGTCCGGCGGCATTCACCGCCGCCGTCAAGGCCAACGCCGCCGAGGTCGGGGTGGCGCCCTTGGCCACGGTCGCGCGCACCCGGTTGCCGCCGATGTATAGGTTCAGCTCGCCACCGGCGGTAGCCGTGCCGGTGATCGTCACACTGCCCGCTGCCTTGGTGCCGGTGGCCTTGATCGGTAGGCACCAGACCTCGCCAGCCGGATCGTTGCGGCGCCAGGTGTCATACATCTGTGCGAGCATCGAGCCCGTACCGCCGATGCTCTTGGCCAGGCCCAGGCTCGACACCAGAGTCAGGCGACCAATTTCCGCGGCGGTGGCATCGTCGTTGACCTGCGCCACGATCAGCCGCGGCATGCTCGAGCCACCGCTGTTGGCCTGCGAATTGTCGACCTCGGCGTAAAACAGCGGCACGCGCAGGTCGCTGGGGATGGTGTTAAAGCTGATCGCCATTATTCAGCGCTCCCTGGTTCGGCCAAAGCCGGGGGTTTCGGGGTGGTCTTGGCCTTTTTCGGCGCGTCGGTTGTGACGTCCTGATCTTGCAGGCGGCGCAGCCAATAGGTGTCACGCGGGACATCACGGCCCTCGGCGGGCAAGTTGCCGCCGGCTTCTGGATCGGGCACCACCCGGCCCTCAGCCGGGTACACAGTCATGCGGCTCATGGAGAGTCCTCAGTGGGTTGCGGTAGTTCAACGGAGAAAGTCGCCTCGACTCGACCATCGGGGCCAGGACGCTGCAGGTTGGGGTCAGCCGGGTCAATAAAGTCCACGTTGAAATCGACACCGGTGAAACCGGGCAGACCATCGAGATCGAACTCTTGCCAGGTTTCGGCAGGCTCATCGGCGCGATTGCGACCTAGCTGGAACTCGGAAAAGAACGTGAACTGGTAAACCACTCGGGCACGACTGATATGCAGAAGCGCGCCCTTGCCATATTCAATGGGTGAGTACTCAGCGGAAGGTATCCAGCCGACCAGAGCCCGCCAGAGCTCGGCACGCAGATCGTGCAAAATGTCGCTGTCCGCCTGTCCCCGCTCGTCAGAGGTATCCAGAACAATCACCACATTGAATTGATCAGTGATGTCTTGGATCACCATGTTCTGCGCTTTGCTCGAACTCGCAGCGTCAGCAGTTGCAATGACGTAAGCAGCAGGTAAAGCCAGGTGGGCACTTTCGACGACTGCATCCCAGTCAATGCCGCCGGAAACTCGGCCGGCAAAAGACGGGCACGTCACTCGCAAGTGAGCAACGATCGGGTTCAGTTTCATAGAGGGATCCGGGAGGGGTCAGCGATCAACGCAGGGCGGCGGCAAACGCAGCAGAAAGAATCGATTGAACTTGTGATGATGAATCCTGCAAAGCATCTGCCATGTAGTTGTCGCGAGGCTTGATTCGCCATGCGCCGGCGGCACGCTCAGCAAGCGCGGCAGCCCTTGCGCCAATGGCGCGGCGGTTCGATTTGCCCTTCCCCTTACCAGGTGCGAGCTTTCCGAGTTTTCGACCCTTCTTCACCCCATAGTGAAGGTAAGCCGGGTAAAACTCTTCCATCGCCGAGGTCTTGGTCGGGGAGATACGGACAAGAAAACCCGAGCGGGAAACCTTAAAACTTACCGATTCAACCGTGACGCCCGTTCGATTTACCGGATAGCCGTCCTGGCCTTTGCCCAGCGCAAGATTCATCTGTGCTCGCTGGGTGATCAGCAGACCAACTTTGCGCATCCCGGCGCGAATCATTCGCTTGTCGAAGGCGTCTCGTTCAAAGCTGTCGAAACCCTCAACGTGTAGATAACCGTCAATCGAAGCGGAGTTAGACATAGATGTCGCCTCCGCTCTTGAGTTGGCCTAACTCCTCAACTTCAAGGACTGTAAATCTGTGCGCCCCATTCAAGTCGGCGATGCGTTTCACTCGGTACAATGTCTCACCGTGAACGATTTCATGAGCATCGGTGATACCAGGGTGGTAGCGCAGCGTGATGCGATGAGTGAGCTTGTTGTCTGTCTGAACTCCATGGGCGTATATCGCGGTCCCGACAGGCTCTATCTTCGCCCAGCGTTTTCTAGGCTCAGAAAACACCGGTTCCAGGCCCATATCCGAGCCTGGGACATCGGATCTGAGTCGAATGGTGATACGCCTGTTGAGCTCGCCGGTATGCGGTTCACGAAGCTGGTTTGCGCCACGAGCCATTAGATCCCCCACCCTATCCGATACGGCGTCAGCAGTGACCGCGAACCGGCAGGCATGCTGCTGAACTCGTCCCCCACCAACTCGTCTTCGCGATTACTGTAAAGGTCTCCCAAAATCAGCAAGCACGCTGCTCGAATGGAAGGATTGATCAAGATCGGTTTCAAACCGGCAGATCCGTTGAGGACAGCGGCGTCCAATGCAGCCGCATTTGTATAGAACCGGCGATTGAGAAACTGCGCCGCGCTGTCTTCGGCCGTCGCCAGAAGCAACTCCACATGCGCTCGATCATCTTCCTCCGCCCGCAAATGCTGAATTGCTTCGTCGGTCGATATGGCGTTCATATCAGGCCTTTGGATCTGTATCAGTCGCGAGGCCTGAAGCGATCAGCGAGGTCGCGTCATGCTTCGGCGAAAGATAACCGGCACCACCCCGGCGGCGGATTTCTTTGCCGTCCAGGTAGCTGCGCAGCGGGTAAATCATGATCGAGTTGTCAGTAACCGCTCCGCCCGCGGGAGACGTGGCCACAGACGTATCAGTGGCACTGTCATTTTCCGCAGGCGAGCTTGAAGTATTACGCGCCATATCGATATCTCCTAAACGGGCAAGGCCAACGAGCGGTGGCCTTTCTATTGGGGATTAAGCGGCAGTCAGGTCGCCAGTAACGAACGCTTCAGGTCGGTACACGGCGAACGCCAAGCGTTCTTCTGCACGGATGGTGACCATATTGTTTTCGAAGTCCTTGTCGTTCTCGGTCGAGATGAGCACCTCGATGCCCATGCGGTCGAAGATCTGCGCGGCAAGGCTGAAAGCACCGACCAGGAACTGGTCTTGGACGATGGCCTGGGTTTCAACAACCGGCAGGTTCCATAGGCGAGGCGCGGTGCCGTCCTGAGGCTTGCCGATGATGTAGCGACCCTCGCCGTCCTTCAGGAGCTCGATCGCAGCCCAGTCGATCGGGTTAAGAACCACGCCGGTCGATGGGAACTCAGCCAAGGTCGCCTGCAGTAGCGCCAGGCGAATGCGGTCGATGCGCTGCTCGGCGGACACGGTGATTCCGGCCGGTGCAGCGTACGTTTGAGCTTGGGGAATGATGCCGTTCAGGTTGTTGCCGGTACCGTTGCCATACAGCAACTGGGCTTCTTCGGCCAGCAGCAGACCGTAGCGCGCACGGGCGTCAATGTAGCTTTGCAGTGCGGCTGCATCATCCAGAATCTGGCGGCTACCTTTGAACAGGTGAGCAATGGTGCGAACGTTCGCGTTCTCCAGCCCGAAGGTCAGGTCGCTGTACGGTTTGGCCAGGCCTTCGCCGACGATTGCGGCGTTATTGGTAAAGCCGGTCTCCCGGACGTACTCGACAGCGTTGCTGCCAGTGGTACCCGGCGCGACCAAGTCACGAATAGTCAGGCGGCGCTGAGGGGCAATAATCACGCCGACGCGGTCAGGGGCGACCAGGGCGCCGCCGGTGGCAGTGGTGATGGCGGCGCGCGGAACCTCGACTCGACGCGAGCCGCGAAACGAACTGGTCACGCCCTCTTCGGTCATCTTGGCGGCCACCAGGTGACCAGCAGACTGCTGCACTTCTGGCTCATGCAGCTTGCCAGCATTGACCAGCTTCTGCTCCGCCTCCTGCACACGGGCTTGCAGCTCGCCTTGCTTGAGCAGCAGCTCATCCACCTTGCCACGGGTTTCCGCCTGCATCTCACCGGAAGCTTTGATTTCCTTCTCGGTGCGCTCGGCATAGGTTTTGATTTGATCGCCAACCGCTTTTAGGTCGGCCTGGGTTTGCTTCTGGGAGGCTTCGATTTGAGCGTAATCCGGAGCTGGCATTTTTTGGTCCTTTCAGAAATGAAAAAACCGCCACAGGGGCGGTAGGTAATCGGGTGTGTTTACAGCCGCTCAGCGGTTCGGGAACAAACTTCGAAGCGCTGACGCCTGGTTTGCGGTTTCTTCGAACGCGGATACATCTAGGGCAGCGCTGGGCATGCCCGGCACGACAGCGCGAAGCGTGTCGCCGCCACCAGTGCTAGACGTGCTGGTCTTGATTTCGGAAATGAGTTTTCGCCGTTCGCTGCGAGGCATGCCAGACTTCGCCAGTGCCGCGTCGAGCTTACGCGCTGAATGGGCCTGCGCCCCCGCTTCGCTCGGCGTTTGCTCAACCTCGGTTGCGGAAATAAGACCGGTAGCGAATCCCTTCTCGACGGCGTTCGATCCGTTCATGTAGGTCTCGGCGTCGAGCATTTTCTCTACCGCCGCTTCCTTTTGCCCGCTGGTGTCTGCGTACAAGCTGATCATGGCGCGATCGAACTCTTCCATGGTGTCGGCCAGTTCGCGGATGGCGTGCCGGTTGCCAGCGAAGTACGTCCAGCAGTTGTGGATCATCAGGAATGCGGTCTTGGCAACTTCGCGTTTGGCGCCTGCCATGGCGATAACGGATGCCGCCGAAGCGGCCAGGCCTAGCACCTTGATGGTGACCTCTTGCGAATGCTCGATCAGGCGGTTGTAAATCGCGATGCCTTCAAACATGTCGCCGCCTGGCGAATTGATGTAAACGGTGACCGGCTTATCACCAATGGCCCGCAGCGCTGCGTCGACGCGCTTGAGGGTGACGCCCTCGCCGAACCAGTCCTCACCAATAATGCCGTACATGGTAATGGTGTCAGTACCGGCTTCCAGCGCCGCGCGCAGATCCGGGTTCCATAGATCGAGCGCGCGCGGGCTCAGCTCGCAGTTGAAACTGCGAGCATTGATATTCAGTGCCATGGTTACTCCTTATGGCCGAGCCAGCTTTTCAAGGCTGTCTGCGCGGCCTGGCCATCGGTGGATTCGCCCAGTTTGTCGATGGGGGTCAAGTTTGTTTGAACCGTCAGCACGCCTGCATTGCCGCCGTGCCGGGGAAGGTTCTCTTTTACCCTGCACTCGTCACGAGTCATGATGCCGTTCTGGGTCATCTGGCTATACCAGGCTGAGCGCCCGGCGGTGTCGGCTTTCAGGAATGCCTCAAGCGAAAATTCGGCGTAGTACGAAACGCGATCCGCCGGAGTCAACAATCGCTTGTTAACGCACTGCTGAATCTGGTTGGTAATCGAACTGATGCTGAAGGTCAGGAAGGCAATCATCTGCTGCTCGAGCCCTGTACCCCAGTTACTGCCCGCATCCGTTTTTCCCACCATCCATGGCGGAACGCCGAACCAGCGGCACACCTCTTCAACGCTGTAACCCCTGGACTCGAGCAACTGAGCATCCACGGGATTAATCCCGATGGATTCTG